AGGGATGGACTATGAGTTCAACCCGCAGATGCCCGTAGCGCAAGGAATGTTCACGCACACCTACCCGGAATTGCCCCAATCTGCTTTCTCCATGTTGGCTCTGCAGACGCAAGAAGCAGAATCTCTGTCGGGCGTGAAAGGCTTCACCGAGGGTATTTCTGGGGAAGGCTATGGCCCGGTTGCTGCAGGGGTACGCGGTGCCTTGAGTGCCACAGCCAAGCGGGAGATGGCGATTCTGCGTCGATTGGCCAAGGGTATTCGGGATATCGGGGCCAAGATCATTGCCATGAACCAAGCCTTCCTGTCTGAGACAGAGGTGGTTCGGGTAACCAATACAGAGTTCATCCAGATTCGTCGAGAAGACCTCCAAGGCAATTTTGACCTTGTTGTGGACATTGAGACGGAAGAGGTGGATGCAGCAAAAGCGGGTGATCTGTCTTTCATGCTTCAGACGTTGGGGCCTAAGGCAGACCCGAAGATGACGACGACTATTCTTGCGGAGATCGCTCGATTGAAGCGCATGCCAGAGCTGGCCCACACCCTCAAGAACTGGAAGCCTGAGCCGAACCCCATGATGGAGCAGATGCAGCAACTGGAGCTCCAAGCAAAAAAGTTGGAAAATGAAAAGCTGCGAGCTGAGGTAGGCTTCCTGCAAGCACGCGCAGCTCTGGTCAAGGCACAAGCTGACGCAACTGACTTGGATTTCTTGGAACAAGAGTCCGGGACGAAACATGCACGTGACTTGGAGCGACAGCATTCCCAAGGCCAGAGCAACCAAGCGTTGGCAGTCACCAAAGCGCTACTCGCGGGGAGAAAAGCTGAAGAGCTCCCCCCGGACATTGAGGCTGCAATTGGGTTTAACCAGTTCTCGAAAGACAATGACACTGGACAACTCTTTGCAAAACCCCCTATGATCTGAACTAACCTAAGTTATCAAGCAGTTTCTTCCACCCAAGCCTGAGGAATATATGTCCGTTACCGCTCTTGAAAAGCAATTGGTCAACGCCCGCGAAGTCATTGAACGTGGTCGCCGCGCAGCCAAACTTGCCGAGAACCCTGACTTCCGCCTTCTGATTCTGGAAGGTTTCTGTTTGACGGATTGTGCGCGCTATGCTCAGGAGTCAGCTGATCCGCTGCTGGACGAGCAGAAGCGGGCAGATGCTTTGGCTATGGCTCAAGCTGCGGGACATCTGAAGCGTTTTCTTTCGATGTCGGTACAGCTGGGCCGTATTGCAGAGAGCCAAATGGAAGAGCTGAATCTGGCTATTGATGAAGCCCGTGGCGAGGAGGCATAACCATGGCGCTCTCTGACGAAGAATTTCTGCGCAGTACCCCTCCAGGGGTTGAGGAAGCCACAGAAACCACAGTTGCTGTATCTCCAGAAATCGCAGCTGTTGGGGAGACCACCCCCGCAGACGACGGAAATGCTGAGGTAGTGGCGAAGGAACAGCCCACCTCCGAAGTTGTCCCGGAGACTGCCTCAGAGGCTGTGACAGAGGCTGTAGTAGACCCGGCAGCAGACCCCAAAGAAGGCGAGAGTGCTTCTGAGGTGGCTGATTACGAGGCGCTGTACAAACAGATCATGGCCCCGTTCAAAGCAGACGGGAAGACCATTGAGCTGCGTAACGTAGACGAGGCTGTGAAGCTGATGCAGATGGGCGCGAACTATACGCGCAAGATGCAATCGCTCTCAGGCCAACGAAAAATCATCACCATGTTGGAAAATAATGAGTTGCTTGATGAAGGTAAGCTCTCATTCTTGATCGACCTGGAGAAGAAGAATCCCGCAGCAATTCAAAAGCTGTTGCGGGAATCGGGAGTCGATCCCCTGAGCATCGACACGACCGGTGAGGACACTTATCGGGCAGGCAATCACGCGGTGACTGACAATGAAGTGCGTTTTCGCAGTGTACTGGACGAGCTTAGCTCTTCCGACACAGGCAAGACGACACTTCAGGAAATCAACTCATCATGGGACGACGCCTCAAAGGAGATCATTTGGGAAAATCCTGAAGTGGTTACCGCTATCCATGAGCAACGTGAATCCGGGCTATACGCCAAGATCACGGCAGAAATGGAGCGTCAAACCATGCTCGGTGCGATTCCTCCGAATACTCCATTCCTGCATGCGTATCACCAAGTTGGTGATGCGATGATGGCTGCACTGAAACCGCCTGCGAACCAGCCCCTGGAAACGCGTGTGGTGCCTGCGCAGAAATCTCCTGCAGGAAATGACGCCAAACTCCGTGCAGCTTCGTCCACACGAAGCACTGCCCCCGCAGCGATTGCAACAGACCCCGCAAAACTATCCGATGCGGAGTTCATGCAGTTCATGCAAAAACGAACTTAAAGGAATTTCCTCATGAGCCTGAATTACAACGCCCCTATCCTGGGCAGCAAATCTGATATCGACGGTGCTGGTTCCGACCAGATGAACTCGTACTACTACCTGCGCAAAGCTGTCATTGATGCGCGCAAGGATCAGTACTTCATGCCGTTGGCCAACGTAACCAACATCCCGAAGCATTTCGGTAAAACCATCAAGGTCCACCAGTATGTTCCCATCCTGGATGACCGTAACCTGAACAGCCAAGGTCTGGATGCTGCGGGTGCCACGATTAGTGCAACTAACTATATCGTGACCATTCCGACGCGTACGCCCGCTGTGGCCAACGCCTCTAAGGCTACCGCTGCTGCTGCCCTCAATGCCAACATTGACGGTGTGGTAGCAACTGCAGGCGCAGACGGCAGTGGTGGCTCTGGCCTGGCAACCATTACCCTGGTGGGTGGTAGCTCCGGCGTGAATACCGACGTGGGCTCGGTGACCTTCCGTGTGGCTTCAATCACCCAAGCCAACGCGATTACCGCACTGGAAATCGGTGCCAAAGCACGCCAAGGCTCGGGCAATCTGTACGGCTCGTCGCGTGACGTGGGTACGGTCAGTGGCCGTCTGCCGGTCCTCGGCGAGAATGGTGGTCGAGTGAACCGCGTGGGCTCTACCCGTTTGGCTCTGGAAGGTTCGATTCATAAGTTTGGTGCGTTCACTGAGTTCACTCAAGAATCGCTGGACTTTGACTCGGATGACATGCTGCGTGAGCATCTGTCGCGTGAGCTGATCAACGCTGCCGCCCAGCTGACCGAAGCTTGTCTGCAAGTTGATCTGCTGACCGCTGCCGGTACGACACTGTATGCTGGTGCCGCTACCACCCATGCCACGGTTTCCGCAGAGGGCGGTGCTGCTGCAGCCATCCTGGACTACGCGGACTTCGTTCGTTTTGACCAGATGCTGACCGAAGCACGTTGCCCGAAGCACACCACTGTCAGTACGGGCTCCCTCCTGACCGACACCAACACGCTCCCGGCATGCCGAGTTCTATATGTTGGTTCGGCCATGATGCCCCACCTGAAAGCCATGGTGGACACCTTCGGCAATAAGGCGTTCATTGCTGTCCAACACTACGCCGCAGCTGGCCATGTGATGGCTGGTGAGGAAGGCTGTATTGACCAGTTCCGCATCATTCAGGTTCCTGAAATGCTGCACTGGGAAGGTGCTGGCGCATCCGTGGGTACCAACCCCGGTTACCGTGCTACCGCTGACAAGTACGATGTCTACCCGCTGCTGTGTGTGGGCGACGACTCGTTCTCCACGATTGGCTTCCAGTCGGATGGCAAGACTGTGAAGTTCAACGTGGTTACGAAGATGCCTGGTAAAGAAATGGTTACCAAGGAAGACCCGTACGGCGAAACCGGCCTGAGCAGCATCAAGTGGTACTACGGTACGCTGATTAAGCGTGCTGAGCGCATCGGTATCATGAAGGCTGTTGCCCCGATGTAATGTTGTAATCTGCCGGAGGGATTCCCCCCTCCGGCATTTTTAAGGAAATGAAATGAACGACGCCTCAGATACGCCCCAGTCCGAGCAAGCAGACTCCAACAATGTTGAAAGTGCGCAAGATGAGTTGAATATCCTCAAGCAGCGTGCTCAGGTTCTGGGTATCCCGTTTTCCCCCCGAATTGGTATTGAAGCTCTGCGAGAACGCATTGCAGAGCACCTGGCTCCTGCAGAAGCCCTGCCGCAAAGTATCAGCAAAGCTGAAGGTGACACCATGGGCGAGTCTCCTCAAGCACTCCGCGCACAATGTGTGCGGGAGGCAACTAAGCTGGTGCGTCTGCGTATTGTGAACCTTGACCCGAAGAAACGTGATTTGCCGGGTGAATTTGTCACTGTGGCGAACCGCTTCATTGGCACTCTGCGTAAGTTCATTCCGTTCAGTGCAGAGTTCTCTGAGA